CGGGCGCAGCGGGCTTCTTGGGTTGTGTTTTTTTGGGTTGCGCCTTTTTTGGCGCGGGGTTTGATGCCATGGCCCGGATTTTTCCGGGGCCACTGGTATGTGTCTAACCTGAGAGGGGGGGCTGTATGGACATCCAGGGGTCGATGCCTTTGGCTATGGCAGCGCAGGCAAGGGCTGTGCGCTTGTCAATAGCGTTTGCACCCGACAGCAGCTTGGCAAAGCCCGAGCGTGATATGCCAAGTGCTTCGGCGGCGGTCTCGTATGTGTAGCCCATGTGGGACTGCCAGGCTTTGAGGTTGGCAGGGGTCATACGCCGTACACAGTCTTGCGAACTGGACAGAACATCCAGTCGCCATCTGGAATTCGTGCCAGCGCGCTCACTGCGGCGCACAGCTTCAAAATGGCGTCGTGCGTACCGTTATCGCGGCTGTACTCTTTGTTGATTCCCACATCAACGCCGATTAGCTGCCGGGCTGCGTGCGCTGCGGACTCGTCGTCGATGACGTCAAAAAATTGCCGCAAGTACGGGCCTTCCGGTGCGCTTTCCATCTTTGCCGAGAAAAAACGGGCCAGCGCGATGTGCCACGCACCAACCACAAACCATTGCGAGCGGCCTGTTTTTGCGTAAGCCAGCTGCACCGAACCATCGTTAGCGCGCCGCCCGATGATGCTTACAACGCCAAGACCGCCGTCCGCCATCTTCTGTGTCTCTGCGTAAGATTCTTGGACTCCTGGCAGCCACTGCGCGTCTGCGAGATCTTCAATCTTGTCAATGTTTGCGTAGACAACTTGCGCCATTTTTAACCCCTTGTTTGGCACCCGGGATCGAGTGCATGTGGTGTAGCGAGCGGGTCGATGTGACGGGCCATTGAACGACCTTGGCATGCTTTGGCAACGATGTTTGCAGGCTTGTCGCCGTGCGAATTGAAATATGCAAGGTCTTTAGAGTGCAAGCCGTTGAGGCCAGCCCAGCCCGAGGCCAGGACTTGCGCGGCGGTGACACCGTCGAATTTACGGATGCCGCCGCTCGCGAGTTGTGATAGTGCGTCGTCTCTTGTCATGCTCATGTTGCTCTCCTGTTAACCAAAACAAGGGTCATGCGTTTACTTGCTCGGCGCGATATACCTGGCCAAAGCGCTCGACAACTTGCCGTCGCGTTGCGCGAAGTGGCATGTGCGCCTTACCGTCATGCGCCCAACCAGAGCCGTCGGCACACTTCACGCGCTTGATCCACAGCACGCCATCGACACCGTTGTAAGTCATGCGCTCTGCGGCCTCGTACTTGAGGGCACCGCCAAGCGTAAAAGTTGTTGCAGCCATGATGATCTCCTAGTTTGCGCACCCGGAATCGAGTGCATGTGGTGTATTGTGCAGTGTATTTAATACACTGTCAACACATTTTTGGCGGTTCGCTAAAAAAAATTTGCAGCGCGCTGGAATCACAAAAAATAGTGCAATCCAGGGGGTTGCGGTAGGGGTTGCAGCAATATCGTCCAAGCGGACGCTATTTGTCCGGCACATCGTCCAGGCGGGCGCGCACCCACTTTGCGCCGCCCAGCTCACTCAGCTTCGCTTTTTGGGGGATGGTGAGCCGGATCGGGACCACGACCATGCGCTGCTCTGGTGGTATGGGCTTGCGGCCTTGGCCTCTGTCGGATGGGGGGCGCTTTAGATTTTCTGGCATGTGTTTACAGTGATCGGATTACTCTCTACCGGCAAGAGTTACCTTGTGCCGGCAGAGGGTAACTTACCATCAGCGGCACGACAAACGCCCGACTACATCGTTTTGCATGGCAGTGTATTTAGACACTGCCGGATCATCAATGTTGTACGGGCTCTTGAAATCTCCAGGGCTGATAACCAACAGATGTTTGTACAGGTGTTTCTCCGTGCGGGTCATGCTGCCTCCTCGATGAGTTCGTCGGGAACATCAACCCATTCGCCCATCTTGCTGGCTACATGGCTGCGCATGGCTGCGATCAGGGGTGTGGGGCCGGTAATCATGCGCTCAAGTGTGGAGGCAAGCCACGGTTCTGAGAACCTTCCCGTTCTGTCGTAGCGCGTTTCTATCCTCTCCCGCTCAGTAATCGGCCCGCCTTGGGACCAGTCGGTTGAGTATTTAAACGTTCCAGAACTACGTGCATGGGTAAAGTTGTCCTCTATCAGCCACTCAGCGCAATAATCTTCACACTTCGCCACCGCCCAATCGAGGGCGGCGCCTGTTAGTTTGCTTGTTTCGATCTTCATGCTGCCTCCTGCACTTGCTTGGCCTGATAGTGCGCCCTTGCGGCGGCCAGGGTCTGTTCGATGGCTGCTAATGCTTGCTGGTGCAAGTCGCGCACCGTCTTTTCGGTGCAGCGGACGCCCTTGTACTGTGTCCGCGTGCTGAAGTCACCAAACAGGTTCCAACTCAAAAAACCGCTGCCGCTGTCCGTGTTGACCATGGCGCGCGTCACCATGCCCCCCGTCATTTTTCGGGTGGTCACGATAAGCACGCGGTTGGCCTCCTGCATGTCCATCTGGGTGTTTGCTTCCCAGCCGTCGCGGCCCTTGCTGATACGTGTCGTCATTTCCATTTCAAGCTCCTTAGGTTGTGGAGCCTGAATTGTGTATTACGCTAATCAATCTTGTCAACAGTTTTTTGTATTTCTTTTTTCTCGTATCAAAAAGGCCACGCGCTACACAAGCTCAAGCTGTCGGGTGTCCATGCCCAGCTTGCACTCCAAAGCTGCGATGCGCTTGCGAGCCTCCTTGAGTTCGCGCGCTACCTCGGCGGCAATCCTCACGCCTTTGTTTGCAGCATCGGTCTCAGCAAGCTCGTGCAAGTTGCCAGCAAAATCGCGGGCCACGGCCCTGGCTTCATCAGGCGTTAGCTCCAGCATGTCGCTACCGACTTCAAGTTTGACCAGGCCATTCGGCAGGGTGGTCTTACTGATGGGCCGTGCAGCCGGAAACTGCTCGACAACCTCCAGCTCTCCGTTTCCGGCTCGCCGAATCTGATCGCGCTCGATGAAGCGGTCAACGTGGTCGTCAACAATGCCAGGCTTGAGGCCCGTTAAACCGGCCAACGCGCTGCGATTGATTCGGCGGCTTGTGTTGCGCAACTCCAGCGCGGCCTGCCAGATTCGGTGGGAATTGGCAAAGCGGTCCCTTTTCGGCTCGCCATTCGGCGCAAGCTCGGGCATTTGTTGTGCCGTTGCCGGGGTCGTTTTGTGCAAAGTCGTGGTCATTTAGTGGACTCCTGGTATCATTGCGAGTGCTCAGGTCGCAAGATCGGGAGGCCCGCCACAGCGCGGGCTTTCTTTTTTGTCAGTCAGGCACGGGCACCCCTTTGGGCCAGATACCAAGTGCCAGCAGCTTGCGGCGCGTGTCAGCGGCCCACACGGGCTCCAGAACACGGCGCACCGCTTTGCTGTATAGGGCGCCCTGGTCGATGGCTGCATGGCAGCCCTGCGTCCCCGGCCTCGGGCCACATGCGGGGAAACACGTCAAGTCACAAGCCTTAACGCCCGCGCCCTTGCCCTGGTTAGCATGCGCGGCCTGGGAATAGCCATACACACCACAGATAGCGCACGGCAGGCTGGCCACCGCTCGGCGCAGTGCCTCGCTACGCACGGGGGCGGCCTTGGGCACCTGGGCGGCGGGCGCGGTATCAACAGGCATCGGCGCGCGGAAAGCTCCAGCCGTCACCGTGGGTGTGCTGCGCACCCGGTCGGGGTCGCGCTCTTTGCGCTGCGGCGCGCGAAGCTTGAACCCGGCTCGCTTCACAGCACGCCCCCAATGATCTCGCCCGTGTCGGGGTCAACCTGCATCCCTTCCCACTGCTCGAAGCTCCCGGGGAACGTCACCCCCAACTCCGTCGCAGCGAAGGCGCTCACGCGGTCGATCAGTTGGCTATAGCCCTTGACCCCCAAATCCTCAGTGCTAACGCGCACACGGGTGCGGGTTTTCTTGCCGGTGAGTGGGTTCTTTGCCGTGACTGTCCTGTAGCCCAAATACTCCTTGCGGAAATGCTCTTTCCAGACTGCCAGCGGGTAGTGCTGCCCGGCCGGTGCGGCCTGCTGTGCGATGCTCTTGAGAACGACCCCGTGGTAATAGCGACGCTGGCGGTCTGTCTTTGCATCTTCGTGCAGCCGTACCACCACATCCAAGCGATGCCCCGCCGCCCACATGCTTTTGCACCAGGGCGCCAGAACGTTTTTGAAATGCTGGCCAGCCTGCACGGGCTCGTTCCATGTGGCTTGTAGCTCAGGCACGTCGCACCTCCACCCGCACCATCCCGCCCACCTCGTCGGCTTTGGAAACCGTCAGGCTCCAATGCTTGTCGTCCACCCCCAGCACATCGGCCAGGCCGTCCAGGCCCGACTTCATGCGCGCCAGGCAGTTGTCCAGGTCATGCGCGCGGCGGTTCGGCGGGACAAAAACCAGCGTCAGGTGCAGGCGCTCGGCCTCAATGCGTGTTGCGCCCTGCTCTATCGCTGACCAGCCACATGCAGCGCGGTAAGCCTTTTTTGCGCGGGCCAACCTGCTCCAGTGGACCCGGCTGTTCGGACTCAGGTCAGCCGGTGGCCATGGGAGCGCCAATCGCAGTGGATCAGACATTGCCAAACTCCTGTGATAGTGATGCTGCAGCTCCGGTTTTGAACTTCTTGATAGCGCTCCAAAAAAACGTTTCCAGCAAATCCGTGCTCAATGTGTAGGGGATTGCAAAGTGCATATCAAAGCCATCCAAAGACGAAAGCTCAAATTCCCAAAAATCGCTTTCCTCATTCCCTGTTGCGCAGGCCCAGGCTGGATGGAACCCCGGAAATTTCATTTCGAGCGAAGCGCAACCATCTGAGTCATAGAGAATTCGGAAGCGGTATTCATTGCTCATCACTTCCCCCCTTCTTGTTGATTTCGTTTTTGCCGTCGCGCACGTTTGCCCCCCTCAACCCTCTGTTACTAAACCCCTTCACCCAGTGGCCCCCTACCCCACAGCCATCGGCGTGGGGAGGAGGAAACCACCGAGTGGGCTTCACCCACCTTTCGGCATGCGACCAGTTCCAGAGCGGGTAATTTCGTCGGTCTCTGCAACCCTCAGGTGTCGCTTCAATAGGCCCCTGGCGGATTCGTCGGGAATTGCACCCTTGCCTGTTCGGCTTACCGCTACCGTTTTTTTGAGTGGGTTCGGTGCCACCATCTTTCTTCTCCTGCCAGCCGATTTAGGCCCAGTTGCATTTGCGCGGGAGAAACGCCACTTGCCTACATCACGTACCGCGCTTTCGCCTGTATTTGCCGCTCGATCCTTCGATGCGCTGAAACACCCCATTCAGCGAGCGCATCGGCCCAATCCGTGCCCTCAATGCCCTCGGGCCATGCAACCCCTGCCCCAATCAATTCAGCGGCATTGGCGGCCTTTTCCCGGCCTGGGTTGAACCCTCTTAGGGCTTCGGTGCCGTGGTCGTCGTCTGCACAAATCACGACACTCCCAGTGGGGCGCACGTTGTCCACCACGGGGGCAAGATTCCCGGCGTCGAATGCCACGATCACCCGCGCATTGCGCACCGACTGAAAAATGGCAAGTCCCGTCGCCAGACCCTCGCAAACCGCTGTCAGGGCCGCGCGCGGTCGATCCAGCACCAGCGAACCACCCTTGACAGGGGCGCCGGACCAAAATCGTTTGTGTCCATCGGGCGTGATGCTTTGCACGCTGATGATTCGGCCCTTCCAGAGAACCGGTATCACCAGTGAATCGCCCGAAACGCGCAGGGCTTGTGTTCCCACGGCTGATAGGCCCTTGCTCTCCAGGTATGGATGCAGCCCGCGAATCGGCGCACACTGCGCCCAATGCCTACGCGCGCTGTCAATGGCCTGCAGGCGCTGCGCTCTTTCTTGGTGGCGTCGGCGCTCCATTGCGGCCAAATCCACAGGAGACAAATGCGTAATGCTCTTGTCCGCCCATGAATTAACGTCAGTGTCAGTCGCCCAGTTGCGCCAGTAGCCACGCCCATCGGGGTACAGCACATAGGCACCGTTGCGCTTCTTAGGCTTGTCAATCGTTGGGCAGCGGCGCCATTTGCCATCAGCAACAATGGCGCGCGGCAACAAGCCAGACGCCTGCAAGGCCTGGTCAAAGGTCATGCTGCTGCCCCCATTTGCACACCGCTGGCTGGGCTGCGCTGATTGGCAAAACGGATCTGCTGCGCCCGGATGCGGTTGCGCACTTCACTGCTTGGCGGCACCGCCTTGCGCGGGTCAAACTCGCCCAGCGGCCAGTTGCCAGTCATGTTTTTGTAGATGGCAAGCGCTTGCTTCCTCGCCGCATCACCCTCGCGGCGCTCAAGCACATAACCACAAACCTGGGGCCATAGCGCGACGGAAAGCTCCTTGCGATGGCCGCCAGCAATCAACTCTTTGAGGGTGCCTGGGACGTGCTGCACCGTGGCACGGCGCGGGTATTCATGGCCGCAGCATGGGCAAGCAGGCAAAGGCTTGTGCAGCGCCCGACACTCTGGGCACTTGACCGGCTCCAGCTCCTTCTTTTCTTTCTTCTTGGGCTTTTCGCGCTTTTTGCCGTCGTCCAACTCTCCAGCGCCAAAGTCGAAGAAGGATTCGCACTCATCGAAAAAGCGAGAGCAATTACCTGAGTGGTCCAGCACCTTGCAATTTGTCTTACCAGTCTCAGGGCTGATTCGCAGGCCACGCCCAAACAATTGAATGTGCTCGGCCAAGCTCTTGCGCAAGGGTCGGGCCATGATTACGCACGACACATCAGGCACATCGAACCCCCGCGATGCCGCAGTGACGGTAATCAGCCCGCGAATGGCGCTATCAGGCTTTTTGAACTCGCTTGTGGTGTCTGCTCTGTCCTCGTCCGAGTCTTTGTATGTATAGGTGGCAACGTTGATTCCTGAGGCGAGAAACTGGCGCTGCAGTTCTTCCACATGGGCCGTGTCCACTGCGCTGCAAATGAACTTCCGGCCCTCCCCGTGCTTGATGTATTCGGCAACCACATCACCAACCACTTCGAGCGCCTTGCTGCTGGCCTCGCGCTCATCCCATTCGCCCGTGGACTTCACAGTAACGCCCGTCATGTCAGGCTCGGCGCATGAAAAGATGCGGTAGGGACTGAGCCAGCCTTGCTCAATCAGCGCGCGCGTAGTGGTCACGTTGATAACCACATCGAACCATTTACCCAATCCCTTGGTAAATGGCGTTGCAGTCAATCCAATGACAATGGAGCGCTTTTCCTCCATGCGCTTTTTATGTGTCGCGTGCAAGACGTGGGCCTCATCGAACACATCCACAGACGTGTCCGGCCAGGCGCGGCGCCCAAGGGTTTGCACGCTGCACAACTGGATGGGCATACCTGGGCGCCACCGGATATGGCCGCCCTGAATCACGCCATGATCCAGGCCGTAGCGATCAAACGTGTCGCTGGTCTGCTGAATTAAAGACAGGCGATCAACGACAAAGGATGCGTTGTTCCCCTTCTCGCGGACCATCTCCATCAAGGCGGACGCAAGCACCGTTTTGCCGCCACCAGTCGGAGCGCAAATCAGGATGCGTTTCGCCCCCTGGCGCACAGCTTCGCGGGCCTGTTCAAACGCGCGCTGCTGGTAGTCACGAAGTTCTACGCGCACGTCAGGCCGCCTTCCTGTACAGGCGCACAAATGCTTCAACCGCAGGCGCGATCTTGTCAGGATCGTCCTCGCCCACAGCCTTACCACAGCGCATCAGCTGGCGCTTGCTCCACTTTTCGCGGTCCAGGCTTCGGTGGGCCTTGTCCATTGCCTCGGACTGCTGCCTCACTGCATGGTCGCGTTGCAATAGCGCCTTGTGCAGTTCAGCCTTGGTGTCGTCAGCTTCCATCGCCTTTAGGCGGGCATGAAGCTGCTCGTTTTCTTTTTGGATTTCCGCGATCAGTTCGTTTATGGATTGGCCGGTGTCGGCATCGTTGGCGGGTTCAGGAGCTGGCTCAGGTGCAGGTGATGCCTTGCGCGACGCAAGCTGGGGAGCAACTTGCTCAACCGCGCGCGGCAAACTGACGACACCATGCGCTACCTTTGCCGCAAGTTCCGGATCAGCCTTCGCCACCGCATCCGCCCGTCGTTGTGTTGCCACGCTTGCACCAGACTGTGCTGCGCGCTTCTCGGTCGTATCCAAAAATGTGCTCTCGGGAGCAGATTTTTTTGGTCTCCCTACAGATTGAGCTTCTGCCCAGTTCTGCGCGCTTGCGACGATTGCGGCTTGCTGCGCCGCTGACATGTGGCGCCGATGCAGGTTGGCCGACAAAACAAATGACACCAAGTTGCCGCCGCCAAATTCGACAAACGATGGCTCAATGCCGGCCTCGATACAGGCACGATAGCGATTGCCACCATCAAGAATCATTCCGTCATGCAGCACGATTGGCTGGCGCAGGCCGTTGTCTCGAATGTCGGTGACCAGCGCAGCAAATTCGGCGCCTGTCACGCGAGGAAACAGGGTGCAAAGAGGGTGCAGTTCGTAGTTCATGCTTGTCCTTGTGTGCGAGGCACTTGCCACGCGAAAAAATGGCAGCGGTGAAAAATCGTCATGGGCATAGACCACTTGCCGGTTGCCTTGCAGATAAACCCGCGTTGCAGGTTTTTGCACTCGATGCACGCGCGGCGGTCATCAAGATCACGGTCACGCAGCAGGCATTTCTCTGCCAGTTGCTCAGACTCAGACGCCGACAATCCGCGCCGCTTGAACATGCCCTCGCGCAAGAGGAAGCGGTTGATTTCCACATCAGTCCACGGCGTCATCAGGTGCCTGCCTTGCCAATAGCGCGGCGGCGGTCGTTGCTGGCCTGCCCTTGCTCGCGGTTTTCGATCGTGATAGCCCCCAACGTGCGCGGGGCCAGGCTCACCGTGCGGCGGCCATTTCTATCCATCAATGCTTGATGAACGTTTCCCGAAGCCGGGGCCGCGCTGCTGTTTTTGACCCTGGGCGGGATCACAGGGATATCGAGGTCGGGGCCGCGTGGGCGCACCGATTCAAATGCGTTTAAGACCTTCATCCCTCACCCTCCCTCATGCGCGCCGGTCAATCCCTCGCGTCGAAGGATTCCTTGCAGCACACTGGCAGCATGGATTTCATTCACTGCCCACTTGTGCAATACATCCCGCACCACTTCGGACTTGTCTTTTCCGGTGGCGCGGTGGATTGCTTCGAGCACGGCGTCGGCTTCTGGCGTTACCTTGGCGCGCAGGTCAATCAGTGGCAGGCTCATTTAGACAGCCTCCCTAGCTTCGGTGGGCTTGGCTTTGCGCTTGGGTTTGCCCTTTTGGCGATACAAGGCGGCCTGCACCCGGTCACGAAGAGCTGGCGTCAGAACGTCTGGCCAACCGGAAATGGCTTGCGACGTGACGCCGATGGCAGCGGCTGCGCTCTTAGCGGTTCCGCCCAAAAGTTCGATGGCTTGTGCTTTCAACATGGCTGACATTAAAGCATCCTTTATGCTTAATTGCAAGCATGCTTTTTGTCTTTAGCGCGCATGCGTGGAAGACTTCTTTCATGAATACCTACGGCGAACGCTTGGAAATCGCTTTGGCGGTGAAAAGGCCAGAGGACAAGAACGCCCGTCAGTGGCTGGCGGATCAGCTGGACATATCCGTGCAGGCGGTGGGCCAGGTCATCACAGGCAAGACAAAGGCGCTCACGGCAGAGAACCACGAGAAAGCCGTTCGCGCTTTGGGTTGCTCGGGTCTGTGGCTGGCTACCGGACAGGGAGAATGCGTTTCAGTTCACGCGCTTACTCCATCACCTAGCCCAGGTGCGCCCGAGGTGCGGGTTCCCCTGCTGGCCAACTCCGGCAGCATGGGAATGGGGAGCGACCTACAGCATGACGACGTGCTTGTAGGTCATATCGCGTTGTCAGAGCTATGGGTGATGAGGCGACTGCGGCCAACCAACGCATCAGCCCTTCGGTTCATCCACGCCTATGGCGACAGCATGAGCCCAACCTTTGAGGATGGCGACATCTTGCTAGTGGATACAGGGATGCGCGATCCAAAAACGGTAGACGGCGTGTACGTCATGGCAGCCAATGAGCGCGTCTACATCAAGCGCGTCCGACAGCGAATGGACGGCGCCATGGAAATCAGTAGCGACAACATCACGGTCAAAACCGTGGATGTACTCAACGGAGACCACGCCATCGAAATTCTTGGGCGCGTGGTTTGGTGCTGGAACGGGCGAAAACTCTAGTGGATTACAGGAAGTACAGGCCGGCCTAACAGCGACCGAGGAAGCGGCATTTCGCGCCATAGCTTCCAACCCACCAACGACGGTCAAGTAGCAGCCGTCCAGACCCCACCAACCGCCCTAGAGGCGGTTTTTTGTTGCCCGGATGATACTACGTATCGGCATACGTAGTTAAAAAGAAAGCATGACTGAAAGAATGCTTTACTTATTTGCCTAAAGCATGCTTTAATACACCCATCGCAGCAAACAAAGCGGCGATGGGTGCCAAGTGATCGAGCCGCGCACCGACATGCAGATCAGCGCGGGTGCCGGGTGAACCGGTGTGCAGTGGATGTGAGTCCGGGGATCGTAGGCGTGGGCCTAGACGATGGAGAAACCTCAGTAGGCCACCTTAGCCTCATCAGCTTCGATGCACATAGACGCTTTCAACGTCGCGCGCTGGGTGCCGTATCCAGCGAAATCAAAAAGATCGGGCGCTTTTCTGGGCGCGCAAAGTGCAGATGAGGTATGGCCCGCCAAGAGCAGGAAAGGGCCAAAACCACAGCGTCAGTCAATGAGGGCGCTGCGGTTTACGGGCAAAAGCAAATATCTCAAACCATTGGTACGGTACGCGGTAAACCTGCGAGTAGCCCACCCGACACCATACTTACACAACAAGCGACTCTGGCAGTCTTACGAAAAGATTAGCCAATTTTCTTTTACACGCCCTGCCCTCTTTCGAGGGCTTTTTTACGACCACAAGAAGGAGATTCTCATGGATGCAGTCCACCCAATCATGCAACAGGCATTGAGGCCGTATCGGCCATTAACCGAGGCGGAATACGAAGCGGCGCTGAAGGCAGCCGCTGCCCGTCAACGCGCAATAGATGAACGGCGCTGGTGGTCTGCACTCTGCCTACAACAAGATCAACTGTCGCGGCGCGGGGAGTTGCCATGAATCCAAATTGGGAAACAGCAATCGTACTAAGCGCCGTTCTAGGCGCTTTTTTATTTACGCAGCACGACGACCACCGCGACGAATTTAAACAAGCGGCAGAGCTTGAAGCAGCGCAGCAAGAAGCGCAGGCAAAAGCATCCCGCGAGTTTGCTGGCCGCCAGGTGTGCGGGCCGGGTGCCGTGCATGAGTGGATCAGTGACAAAACACTGACATGCACCCCCAAACGGGGGCTGCCGTACAAAGTATCGGAGGCAAAACCATGATCCGAGTTTTCGCCTGGACCGCTGGGGTATGAGCCATGGACTGCCCGAGCGGGAAAGTCGTGCATACGTTGCAGACCGCGAAGGAAGCCAGCAAGCGCGCCCGCCGCCGTACTGAAAAAACCCTTGCCCCATATCGCTGCGAAATCTGCGGCCAGTGGCATGTGGGCCAGGGTTCCGGGATGAAAAAGCCCGTCAAAACGATCCGAAAAAACCATCAACTCAGGTTCTAGTGACCTACGGAGGCAAATATGAACTCAACAGAGCAATATCTGGTATCACTCTTAATTGGATGCACCCTCATCATGCTGGTAGCCGTTGTGCTGTTTGCGCTATGGCTGTGACATTCCTACAAGAATGGAAAAAGTGGTACCGCGTGTACCGCCGCACTTACTGCCCGCTTAGAGCAATCAAGCGGGCATTTTTTATGGCGAGGTTGAAATGAGAAACGACCCCGACGACGAAATCAATTACGTGCCAACGCTTCAGGAATCTTTGGATGAAGCGATGGCGTGTCGCCAAATGGATTACGACGAAGCACTACACCGCTTCGCGCAAGTAGTGAAAAGGGGTTTGTCGGCACCCATAAAGACCGATGCAACACACGAAACTTCAAAAGGAAACACATCATGGGATTTCTAGCTACTGACAACGGCGGCGGCAACTTCAAGCGCGTTCCCGCAGGCGTATTTATCGGGCGTTGCTACAGCCTTATCGACCTGGGCACGCAACTTTCAACCGGCCAATATGGCGAAAAGTTGCAGCATAAGATCAAGATTGGATGGGAGCTTTTCGGTGAAGACGACAACGGCGAACCGTTGACCAACGAGATTGATGGTAAGGCAATGCCCATGACCATCAGCAAAAGCTATACAGTGAGTCTCCACGAAAAATCTGGACTACGAAAAGACCTTGCCGCATGGCGTGGCCGTGACTTCACCGATGAGGAAGCTAAAGCGTTTGACGTTTCAAAGCTAATGGGGGCTTATTGCATGGTGAACGTCACCACCAGCGAAAACAACGGCAAGACTTATAGCAATGTGGCAGGGTTGACCCCCCTACCTGGGGCGCTCAAAAATTCCAAGCCCGCCCCCGTGCATGAGCATGTGCTTTTTGACCTAGACAAACCTGATATGGAGGTGTTTGACACCTTCCACGAAAAGCTACAGGAAGCAATCAAGCGCTCACCAGAATGGAACAGGGCAAAGCAGAAATCTACGTCGCCTGAAAACGCGGATTTTCAGGATGTTGACGAAGAAATCCCGTTTTAGCCATGCCCGTCCGCGATTACAGAGCCTATGCCCGCTCACCGAAGGGCATAGCAGCCCGAGCCAGGGCACACGCTAAATACATCGCAAAACGCCGGGAAATGACCCGGCAACCAAAGGCCAGCACTGAACAAGTCGCTGGCCTTTTACTTTCATGGAGCAGAAATGACAAACATCACACTCTTTGACGCGGCCCAGGCCGTGCGTGAAGCAGTCAACAAGATCGACCCGGAAACGGGCGAGATCATCGAAAGCTACACCGAAAGCCGCGAGCTTTTCCAGAGCAAGGCAATCGCCTGCGTGGCATACGCAAAGGAAGAAGCGGCAACCCTTGCCAGTGCCGAAGCGATGTTGAAAGACATGCTGGCAAAGGTTGAGGCACGGAAAAAACGCCATGAGCGGTTTTTGGCTTACCTAGCCGACTGCATGAAGGCGACGGGCATCACTGAGGTCAAACACGAGCTTGGTTTGTTCGCCGCGAAGCTGTACCTGGAGCGCGATGAATCCGTGGAAATCGACGCCAACGCGGAGTTCCCGCCAGCGCTCTGCAACGACCCCAAGCCACCCACCCCCAGCAAAACAAAAATCAAAGCAGCAATCAAAGCTGGCGAGGCTGTAGCGGGTGCGCGGATCGAACGCAAAGACAGACTGAGCATTACATAACCCAACACAGGCCCGCACCAGCGGGCTTTTTTACGCCATGACGTATTCAACTTTTGTAAAAAGCAAGTTGCTGGCAGTTCCCCAAGTAGGTATCACGCATGAAGTGACGCTGATGGATGGGCTGTTTCCACACCAGCAGGCACTTGTGAAATGGGCGCTGCGCCGTGGACGCTGTGCGATCTTTGCTGATACCGGGCTTGGTAAAACCCGTATGCAAGTTGCATGGGCTGATGTGGTGCAAAAGCATACGGGCGGCGACATTCTCATCCTGGCACCGCTGGCAGTCGCACAGCAGACAGCAGCCGAGGCGGCGGCGTGTGGGGTGACGGTCACTCATGCACACGACGACAGCGAGATACGCCCCGGCATCAACATCACAAACTATGACCGCCTGCACAAGTTCGACGCATCGCGGTTTGTCGGTGTTGTGCTCGACGAATCCAGCGTTATCAAGCATCACACCAGCAAAACGCTACAGGCCCTTCTGGACGCATTCAAGCAGACGCCCTATCGGCTGTGTGCCACTGCCACCCCAGCGCCTAACGATTGGACAGAGCTGGGCACACATGCGGAGTTCTTGGGCATCCGCTCGCGTGCCGAGATGCTTGCGGAGTTCTTTGTGCATGACGGCGGCGACACGCAAACATGGCGCATCAAGGGCCACGCACGGCAACTATTCTGGAAGTGGGTTGCATCGTGGGGCGTCATGTTGCGAAGCCCTGCCGATCTGGGCTATGACGCCAGCGCCTACAACCTACCACCGTTGAACGTGCATCAACACACGGTAGATAGCGGCCACGACCAGCAGGCGACAGGGTTTCTTTTCGCTATGGAGGCCAGCGACTTGATGGAGCGTCGCGTCGCTCGCAAAGAAAGTCTGGATGAACGGGTAAAAGCCTGCGCCGCATTGGTAAACGCAAGTAGTGAGCCGTGGGTTATCTGGTGCGACTTAAATGCGGAAGGCGAAGCCCTACGCGCAGCAATTCATGGTGCCGTAGAGATTCGAGGCGCAGACGACGAAGCCACGAAGGAAAAACGACTGCACGACTTCGCCACCGGCAACACGCGAGTATTGGTCACAAAGGCTTCTATCGCGGGATGGGGCCTCAATTGGCAGCACTGCCGCAACGTGGCATTTGTCGGGGTCACGGACTCATGGGAGGCGTATTACCAAG